TCTACATGCGAGTTCTCTGATGACGCACAAGGTGCAGTTATTGGTTCAGCGCATGCTGAAGGTGGAACTGACCCTGACGGATGGCGTGATGAGCTGTATGACAGAGAAGGGTATGTGCAGATTTTTAAAACTGCATGTCCAATGTTTTCTGGAACAGCTATGGCTACTCGTTACAGAGGTAAAGCTGATGAGTATAAAAGAGTATGGCAGCAGAAACTTATTGAGCATAAAATGGACTTAGAACAAGCAATGTTGTTTGGTGTAGGTTCAGCTCATGCTGTAAGTAGTTCTGCTGAAGGTTCAGGAGCTCCTACTAGGCGTTCTTGGGGTATTCTACCTTATACTGAACAGTATGGTAAAATCTATAACATGAGCTATGCTAGCTCTGGTTATGATGCTTTCTTAGACGCAATGGAAGATTACTTTGCGCCTGAGTCTGGTAACTCTGGAAACAAGCTTGTACTTGCTTCTCGTAAGGTTATTTCTTACTTGAACAAGTTAGGTTCTGGTTCCTTCTTGAATAACAGCGTTGGTTCTTCTCAATACAGCTTAGATGTTCAGAACATTAAAGGTTCTTTTGGACATCAGGTAACAATGGTAAATACCATCTTTGGTAATCTCCATTTTATAGCTGACCCACTACTTCGTGGGCCTTGGGAAAACTATTGCGTAGCAGTTGACATGAGCAATGTAGCTTATCGTCCACTTGCTGGTAACGGTGTTTCAAGAGATACTCATATCATAACTAATGTACAGAACAATAATGTTGATGGAAGAAAAGACATGATTCTAACCGAAGCTGGTTTAGAAATTCAACTTCCTGAAACACACGCTGTACTTAAATTCTCTTAAGGAGGTAGGTTATGGCATTTGCATATAGTAAAGAAGATGGCTATATAAAGGCATCTGAAACAGTATCGGTAGCAGCTGCTTCTGGTAGCAATGTAGATACTGCTGGAAGCTCTTTAGCAATAAAGGGTAAAGGTATGGTATTTGCCAAAGCAGATGAATCATCTGGTGTAACTGCAAAATTGCAGTACACTATGGATTCTTCTTCTATCTCATTCGGGGGTATTGGACAAGACCCAAATGGTAGAACTTTAGGTTCTCAAACTTGGATTGACGCAAAAGCAACAGAGGGAGAGGCTTCTTCTTCTGGTGCAATGGCTGACAATACTCTTGAGGCTTTTATTATTCCAAAAAAAGCAGAATATGTACGTATTCTGTATACAGCTGCTGATGGCACTTCTGCTATTGATGAAGCAACTGAAATTTGGTGTGATGGAAGTCAATCTGGGATTGGTTTTAGCATATCAGGTATAGGGGCTGACCCCTCTTAACTAAACTGACTGGGGGGCTTTTGCCCCCCATGTCGTAAATAAGGAATTAAAAATGGCAATAGAAAAAACATTTTACGGAACTTCTAGCGCACAAAAAGTAAAATCAAAAGAAATTACTGGTACTTCTTCAGTAACTGCAAAAGATGCTCCCGGATTATTATGGGGATATTCTTGTAGTTCTACAGGAGTTGGTGAAATAAAGGACAATACTACTAACATAGCTTTTGCAGCTAAAAATGCAGTTTGGTATGAAAAACCAGTTCCTTTTACAGCAAGTTTAAAAGTTACTTTATCTGCTGGTAAAGCAGTTGTGTATTACGAATAGGAGTATTAAATGAATAATCCAAAAATAAAAGTAAATAGTAATTTAGTTACGAGTACAACTCCCGGAAAAGAATGGGAAGGAGTTAAGCCAGATACTCGCAAAAAGAAAAATACTAAGACAAAATCTAAAGCTAAAAAGTCTAAGTAATGGCTGACAAATCATTTGATGACCAAGTAAAGTTTTTAGCTGGGCCAATAACATCATATGCTAATGAATTAGAGCAGTTTTATAATGATGGAGTTAGGGATGTTATAGCTAGAGTAGCTGCTGTTAAGCCTGAGTTGCTAAAGCAATTCTCTGAAGAAACTGCAGTTCCTACAGAAGGGCTATCATTATCTACTACAGCTAAGATACTTGATGTAAATCTAGCAGGGTTTACGGCAAAGGAAATAGAGCCTGAACAACGATTTAATGCTTGGGATACAGATAGCATATATTATGCTCATAGTACTGCTCCTGTGTATTACACAATGAATCAAACATTGTTTATTATACCCGGAGGTGATACCTATTTTCAAGCTCCATCAGATGAGACTGTTAATGGCGCTCTTTTAGAGCAAGATGGTCAAAGTTCAACAAATCAAGACAAGCAACTAAGTTCTCAAACTGGGCAGAAAACTTCTACATCTAAGAAGATTGCAGGCGCTATAAAAGGAACTAAAACAGTAAGTACAGGATTATAATGGCAACATATCATTACAGATTTACATATGTAGACTCAAGTAATAAAGAAACTGGGCCATCTAATGTTAAAAGTTTAACTGCAGTTGGTTCTATTTCGTCTATAAAAATATATAATGTACCTAGGGAAAATTTATTAAATATAGCAAAAAGAAATATTTACAGAAGCACAAATACTGGAACTGCTTCGCCTGCATTAAATACTTTTAAGCTTGTTACATCTATAACTAATAATGACTATACTAGTTATACAGATAATTTAGCAAGTGTTTCTTCTAATGCAGCAATGCCTGTTACATCTAAATTTGGAAGTGGGACAACAGCATCAGCTAATGTTGTAAAATATGGTGCTGTAACTGGAGCAGATACTACTAGTGCAGCAATAGCTTCTTTTCCTGCTGAATGGTACAGAGCAGTAGTATTATATGCTGCTAAAAAATTATGTGATAAAAAACTTATGGATATGAGAGACACATTAGCTACAAAAAGTGATAGTTATGATGCTACTCATAGCAATCCTTCTGAAACATCTCAAGGTTGGGAAAAGGTTAGATGGTACATAGAAGATGATGAAGATGTAGAATTAGCATCAGCAAAATCAGGAGCAATGTCTGCTGAACAACAGCAATTTGCATTAGATTATAAATGGCTACAAAGTCAGAGACAAATTATAGCTCAAGAGTATGACCAAATGTTTCAATTTGAAGGAATGACGAGAAGGAATACTGATGAAACTTAAAGAAATGGTAGAAATTATAAATCAACAGCATCCTGAAATAGGAACTGTTGAAGCAATGAAGCTTTTAAATAGAGCTCAAGATGAGTTTTCAGCGAGAACAAAGATATTAGAATCTGCAGATAAATTTGACATTGTGGCGAACCAGCGAGGATATAAACTTGCTGACCATATATTAGAGATACGCTCAGTCGATTACGATGGAAAAAATATAAAGCGGCTCGCTGGACGCCCACTTAAAAGGGATTTAACATAGTGAATATTAGAAAAGATAATTCTATGCAGAGTATTCAAAAAGCCCCAGTTAAACAATACGGCTTAACTCACGCTAGTACTTATGAAGCTCCAAAAAGGGGGCTTTTACAAAGGGCTTTAGGAGCTGTTATACCCGGAGTAAAAGATTATTACAATTTTCAAGATGCTCAAAGTTATATAGACAAAACTCATCTGAATCCTTTTGATGAAGAGCGTAGAGAGAAAGAACTTCAAAGAAGTTCTCAAGTTTATGGGACTTCAAGGGATGAACAATTTTCCTTAAGTCAAACTGGTTACAATGAACAGTATGGAGATAAATTTGAAAGTAGAGCTTTAAATTATGCTACAGAAAATCCTAAAAATTACACTTATGTAAGTGATTATGATGAGATGAGAGATGGTGACTATAGTAATTGGAATAGTTCAGCAGTATTTGGCAGTAAGGCAGGAACTTTATATAGTGATACTGTTAATAACAATACAATGACTGGAATTGACCCTTATAATGTTGCTAATGTTAAATATGGCAGTAAGTTTCTTGGTATTTTTCCAAGGGGTTATAGTGGCAGTGTTAAACAAAATCCGGGTATTGATTCTTTTGTTGATAAATCTCACTGGGAAAAACAAGTAAAAACCTTAGCTGATAGACCGCTAGATTCAGATATGTTTAATACTACTGGAAGAATGGGAGAATACTAATAATGGGCACAATTATTACAGAATACGTATGGTGGACTGAAAGAGGAGCTATATGGCTTGCTTACTATGATTCTTCTAAAAATGCAGAAGAAGATAGATTCTCATCATTATCTGATGCTACTAAAGATGTACATATATTTTATTATAAAA